ACTTCATCTTTACTTGGTGCACCATCAGTTCCAAGAGCTAACGTAATAACATTAGTATTTAATTTAGAAGCAACACCAGTAGACATAGTGATAGCTGTATTATCTTTACAAAATACATAGTTAGATAATGTATTCAACTGTTCTATATAATTTGATTTTAAGTTAAAATCTTTACTAGTTGGGTCAAGACTAAGAACAAAAGTTTCTACAATGTTACCTTGGTAAGCAATAACAACACCTACTTCATTAGTTGTTGGGAAATATGCAAACAAATCATTTAATGCAATACCAGGAAATGCTTCAGATGTACCACTTGCAAAATCAGCAGGATTAGCAATAGCTATTGTAATCTCATTACCCCACAAACCTGGGTTTTTAGCAGTAAATTTAAGTTTTGAATTGGTATTATCATTAAATGCTAATGATGTTTCTAAAATATCATACTCATTAACGTTAGCAATAACTCTAACTTCTTCATTTAATAGGTTTGAAGTAATAACTGTACCACCAGTTTTTTCAGCTTCAGCAACAGCAGTATATGAAGGTGTACAGATATAAACCTCTTCACCAATAGTAACAGCAGCCATAAGTGGAGTTTTTAATGTTACTGATGAATTAGAAATAGACTGAATTTGGTATACTGTATTATCAGCACCAATAGCAATCATTTGATTAACATATAAACCAACAGTAGAACTTAATGTAACTAGTGAAGCACCTATTGATGCAGCAACAGTTGTTGTAAATGTTGTATCAGTTGTATTAGTTTGTCCATTACGGTCAACTAAACGAGCTACATATAAACTACCTGAATAGCTTAGGAAATTATAACATTGAAACCAATCATTATAATTAGTATTATTTGGACCCCCAAAAGTATCAATAAGCATTTGGATGCTTGTAATTAATACGGCTCCAGAGGCTGGACCTTTCTGAAACACACCAGTATAACAACCAAAACTGCTACCTGTAGTAGCTACTGTTAAACTAGCATCTAATTCTAGTACTTCTACACCTGGACTTAATAAAGCCATAGTTGCCTTCCTTATAAAGTGGATTTTTAATTATTAGAGTTAGTGTTTTTAAGAAAGGATAAATCCAAACCTTCGCACTATTTACATAGAGGTACACTAACAATCTAATTGTGATATTTATAAATATTTTTTAAGCGATAGCTATTTTTTACACTAATTCATATACTCCTACACACTCCTACACACTCCTACATACTCCTACATACTCCTACATAGCCCTATAAATATCACAATAAAATAAGGATATCTTAATGGCTAACTTTTTTGCTCACAACACAATAAGAAAATATACTCTTGGATTACTTGATACTTTTAATGATATTCAAGTAGAAAGAACTTTAGCTGATACATCAAAACAATATATTACTGTTCCTATTACTTATGGTAGTAGAGATAAAGCTTTTATATTTTCAGAAATGGATGTTGAAAATTTTCAAAAGAATAACTATAATGTGTTACCTCGTATGGCATTATCTTTACTTACTTTAAATAAAGATCAGAAAAGAGATACAAATAAATTTAACAAAATTAATAAAACAATTAATGGTAATATCGTAACCTTTCAATATAATGCTGTATCATACACTTTTACATATGAACTAGCTATTGCCACTCGTTCTATGACTGAATTAGCTATGATATTAGAACAAATACTTCCACACTTTAACCCTACATATAATCTAAGAGTTAAAGAACTAGACCTTCAGGAAGATGATACAACGGTACCAGTATCACTAATGTCAGTAGATCTTGATGCCCCTAATAATATAGGTCAAGATGATGACATAAGAATATGTAGCGGTACAATTATGCTTGATGTTAGAGGAAGTATATATCAGCCATTTACAGATGCTTCTGTTATTGAAAATGTTCGCTTATACTTAAATACTTGGGACGCAAACAATACAATTTCTGAAGAAAGACGTAGTATTAAATATGAATTTGATGTTGCTAATAATGTATTTGTACCTAATAGTGGTTCAACAGTTGACTTTGAAAATAACGATACAGTGGCTAAAAATGCTCCAGTAGTTACAATAATTAATGGACTTATAAGTGTACCTGTATTAACACAATCAACATATACTGTTGTGTTTACTGATGTAGACGATGAAGATACATTTACATATATTTGGAATATTATTAGTGATGGAGTAGGTAGTGCTACTATAATAAGCAATAACCAAAACCCTATTACTATTAATGCTCTTGTAGTTGGTACAGTAACTTTACAGGTACAAGTAATGGATAGGGATAACAACATATCTAATATTGTTACTAAACTTATTACAATAGTATAAAAAATAGGATTAACAATATGTCTAACAATATGATACCAGTAATTAGTGAAAAAACAATACAAAAGGCAGAACTATTAGCCAAAAAGTTAGATAAAATGGGTGAACATTTTGATATTGTAGAATCAACTATTAATGAATGCACTGAATATGTTGCTTCAATAAGTGAACCAGCAGTCAAAGAAATTAGCCTAACTGATCTAGTAGAAGATGAATTTATAAGTTCAGAAGATATGCTAAGAATGCTTAAAGAAGATTTTATGTCAGTGCGAAAAACATTGCTAGCAAATATTGATAATGGTAAAGATATAATAAATGCTATTAATAGTAAATTAACACTATTTGATGATGATATTGGTAATGCTGAGTTAGTTGGTGCATATGCTACATTAATGAAAACAGTTAATGATAGCACAAAATTAATAATTTCACTATATAAGGACATTATTAGCACTCACCAATCCTTAAAATCTCCTGAAAGTAAAAATGAAAAAAGTGTTACATTTGAAGGTGATGTTACTATAAATAGTATAAGTGGAAACATATCTGATATAATTAAACAAATAAAAGGAGAAAGATAAATTGAATAAATTAAGTGAATTAATAACTGACCCAAATGGTACCTTGTCACATACTAAAGTTTGGTCTAACATTGGTATGTTTGTAGTAACTATAACATATTGCTGGCATGTATATAAACACGAATTAACTCCTGATTTGATGTTAGCGTATGGTGGTATTGTTGTGTTTGGAAGAGCAGCTTCTAAGTATATTGATGCAAATAACAATACTACATCTATAGAGATACCTGCCTCTCAATCACAATCACAGACAGGAAGTAATAACTAATGGCAAATTTTAATAATTATGCTAATGAATATTCACTATATAATGGTTTAACATATGAAATGATTAATCTTTATGGATTTACTACTACATATATTAAAACCATTAAAGTAAATATGGATATGATATTTCAAGAGATACAGAACTTAAGAGCTAATAATAGTTCGATATATAGTGTAAATGTATATCCTGAAAATACAGGTGGGTTTGATAGTCAGAATGATATTCTATCTAAGTTTGGTATTTTATCTTTTGATAGTATTAACTTATATATTAGTGCTATTACATATGCTAGCATATATCAAGATGGTAATGTACAACATGGCATTGGTGATCTAGTTGTTCTTCCATCTGGTAAAGTTTTTGAAATTACAGATATAGAAAACCAAGTACCAGGAATGAATAATGCTTTTGTATATGCTAACCAAAAGAATGTATACACACTTAAGTGTAAACCATACCAATTTAATAGGGATGAGATAACAATAACAGACCCATCTATTCCTGATTTTGGTCATCTATTTGATATTGCTAATGAAAATGCTAATAAAATTGCTCAAGATACTCAATCAACAGTAGCTAAAAATATTGATACTGTATTTGGTGACTTAGGGTAATTTAGGGTAATTTAGGGTAACTATCTTAAGAACCTTCTTTAGGGATTTTTAAGGGGTTTTGTGGTACAATCCGGGATAAAGAAAAGAGAAGGAGAACTAAGATGTTTTCAAGAAAAACAAAAGAAGTAGAACTAAGAATCACTCAAAGTGAGTTTGATAAAATACAAGTATTATTTGATAACTTAAAAGCTGAAAATAAACGTCTACAAAATGTACAAAATCAACAGAGTGCTCAAAATGTTAGACAGTTAAATGACATAATTGATTTGTTGGCTATGGAAAAAAACAAACTTTCTACAGAAAATAGACAACTAATAAAAACTCTTGAAGTTGAGCGTCATACTACTAGAGCAATATTAAACAAACTTCAAGAAGTTACTAATACCTATGAGCATATAGCAAATAAAGAAAAACTTCGTAAAAACTATGATAAGTATGTTACTTCTCTTGATTTAAAAATATAGTTTAGGATGTATAATGTTATTAGAAATAGAGATAAAAGAACGTAAACAAATATCACCAATACCACCAATGGGACAAGTATCAATAGTAGAAGTAATAATTAACTCAAAAGATTCAAAGGAGACTTCAGAGATTTATGGGTTTACTTATGAATTTGACGTATATAGTAATATATACGATTCAAGAGAATCATTAGCTTTTTGTAGAAGAAATATATTAGATATGGTAGCTAAATATATAAGTAAACATATCAAAAATGTTACTTTAGAAATAGCACATTATACAGAGTCATACTATAATAGTATACAATATGGTATTGCTAATGAATTTGCGGCTTTTGAACATAGTTTTAGAGGTGTAGATTTTGGGTTTAATGAGAAAATTACTATTGGAACAACTGCTAAATTTGATTCTATGTTATCTTTATTAAA